CGAATGGATGGACATAATTGGTTTGCACCCAAGTACCTATGGTATGGTGCGTCCTCGATCTGTTCAGCTGGGGCCTTCGATTGCTAAATACAATCGTCCTCAGCCGGAGAAGATTAGGGAAGACATTTGGGTCGAAGCCGGGGAGTGGACGCGAGTTCACTTCCGGCCTTGGCTAATGGATTCTTTAATCTCCAACGATGAAGAATGCGAGAAAGCTGCGAATAAAACAACATCGCCAGGCTATCCGTGGAATTTATTGTTTCAGAAAAAAGGAGACCTATTACGTGCACCTGTTTGGCAGGACATCCGAGATCGTTTTTGGGCTAAGTTGGCAACAACCGAACCCTTGATACAATTTTGGATGGCCACCCTCAAACACGGTGAGTTAAAACCAGTCGAGAAGTTGAATAAACCTCGAACGTTTACCGCGTGTCCAACTGAAGGAAGTCACGCGGCTAATCGTCTTTGTTTGGATTTTAATCGGAAGTTTTACGCGAGTGCCAATAAAACGTGGAGTTTTGTTGGGTGTTCGAAGTATGCGGGAGGTTTTGAGCGGTTATACGATCGCCTTCGCATTCATCCGAATGCTTTTGCACTTGATGAGTCTTCATTTGATGCTAGTTTGTTTCGTTCAGCAATGTTCGGACAGCGTGACATTAGATGGGAATTCATGCGTGAAGCTGATCGCACGCAAGAGAATCGTGTGCGATTGTGGAATTTGTATGATCAAATCGTGAACAGTGTTATTGTGTTGGATAATGGTGATGTTTATCAGAAACATACGGGTAATCCGTCTGGATCTGCGAACACTATCGTTGATAATACGATGATTCTGTTTAGAGCGTTTGCTTATGCGTACGTTCGTTTAGCGCGAAAATATGCTCCAACTTTGGCTACATATCAGCATTTCATGCAATATGTGGAAGCAGCACTCAACGGTGACGATAATACATTTACATGCGGAGATGAGATTGTGGGTTGGTTTAACGCCGAACACATTGCTCAAGTGTGGGGAGAAGAACTTGGAATAGTAACAAATTCTAGTTCGGGTGAATGGAAGCCACGTAAGGTGTCTGAAGTTGACTTTTTATCCCACCACTTTTGTTGGGTCACGTATGGTGGCTCAACCCGCATTTTGCCTGTTCCAGAACGTGAGAAGGTTCTGGCATCTCTCGAATGGGGAAGCGAAATCAATGATGTTCGTTTCTCGCTGTTGCGGTTGTATGCTCTCCGGCTTGAAAGCTGGGCAGATGAGGCAACTCGCAAAGACATTATGGCGTGTATAACTTATTTGGAGAAAACTTATAAGTTCTCGCTCTGTGGTGTTGTCGAGGTGAAAGGAACGTTGTTAGCGTGGAAGGATATTCAGGCTGTGTACAAAACAGATCGTCAGATTTGGGAGTTGTACACGAGCCCTGATGCAGTTGAGCCTATTTTTTGGGAATCGCTGCATTCCGATGATTTTTTAAGTAGCTGGTTAAGTTTTAAAATGCGTGATCCAGCGAAAAAGAAAGAAGAGTCGGAAGACCAAACGCAATCTTTTTGTATCCGTCTGCCAATGGGTAAGAAAAGTAAACAACGAAAAGCGAAAGCGGCGAAAGCCGCTGGGAAGGGCGCGTCGGGAGGACCGACAAAGGCCCAGCGCGAGGCTCAGTCACGGCGTGACAAGGCTCGTGCTAAACAACACAGCAATGCAGGGAAACCTTCTAAGAAGGGATCAATGCAGATGGGTGGGTATGATGCGAATGTGCGGAGCTTTGCCGCTCCAACATCTTTTGGGCATGAAGGACATGTCCGAATGACACATAAGCCAAACGAAATTACGAAAAGTGTGTATTTGGGTGAGCTCAAATCGAGTAGTGATGGTAGTTTTGCAGTGTGGCGTCGTATTCCGCTGAATCCTGGTGTTCCACCAGGTGTAGCTGTGACACAACCTGATATTAATGATGGTCTTGATACGTGGACTTCCAACGTTGCTCGAAATTGGATCTGGCATCGTCCGAAGTATGTGCGTGTGCATCTTAAAACAAAGATTGGTACACAAACGCCGGGTGACATGGGTGTCACGACGGTTCACGAATCTAAGAAGCCACCTGTTGCGTCGATTCAACAGGCGATGAACTATGATGGTACTACTTACGGAAGCGTATGGAAGCCGTCGTTGGTTCACAACTGTTTGACGCGTAACGCCAGTCGTGAATGGAAATATATACGTACTGGCACACCTGCGGGTGTGGTGGTGTCACCGAGTATTGATAATAAAGAATCGTTTGATTTGGATGAGTTCGATGTCGGTTTCATTAATATTTGGAGTTCTGGTGCTGGTGCAGCTTCCATAGCGTTGGCTGATGTTTCAGTCGAGTACTGTTGGGAGTTGAAAGAACCAAACTCCAGTGCGTTGATTTCATCGCCGGGACCATCTCCGCCTTCTACGGGTTATGCCGCGGATGTGTGGGAGTTTGTTTCAGCAGTGGCTTCAACAACTACTGGTGTCCAGTTTCCTGCTCCGTTTTTGATTGCTGATAATGCAGCTGTAAATGCGGGGTGGTTAAAGGACCCTGATAGTACATTGGGTGCGAGTATGGTGTATGTGAGCAACGAGCAGGTGAGGATCCGGCCTAATAAAGCCGGTTATTTTCTTGCCGTTGTTACAGCGATTGCGCGTACCGTTGGTACTCTGTCGCCAGTTGAGTGGGGTTGGGCGAATGGTCAAATCTCTAAAACTGCAACGACTGCGTCGTATCCGGTGCTGTTGTCATTAGCGGATGATTCAGAGCCATATGATATTTTCTTTGATTCCAGTACTGGTGTCACAAATCTCATTAGTGGTTCAGGTCATTCTGCGTTTTCAGCAGTGTCGGGTTCTCAGGTGTTTGATACGGTTACTTCAGCAATAGCTTTTGAAACGACGAGTGCCACCGATTCAGTTTTCCTCAGTTCCAATGCGCGTGTGACAGAGACGATTGTCGCTGATAACACGGGCAATGCTTATGTGGGTTATACAGTGGTGTTGATGGAGTTACCTCCAGCTTTAAATCCACTGGCGTTGGCTCGCAGTAAGAAAAAGGAAACAAAGGAGAAAGTCAATCGGGAAATGCAAGCGCAGATTGACGATTTAGTATCTATCGTAAAAAAGATGCAGTTGGAGCAGCGTCCGCGCGCTGTTTCAACAGAGTCCCTTGTGGATGTTAAGAGAGGAGACATTCCGCCAGCCGCGAAAGTGGTAGGTGGAGCTTCTGCTGCTGTTGATCGAAGCACGAAAGTGCCTCTCGGCAGTGGTGGGATTATGTCTTATTTCAGTTCATCTGTGGGTGAGGCTCTTGCACCGGGTAAAACATCGAAAGGTGGTGAACCGGTTGTTCAGGGAAAAGCAGTCCCAGCGGAGGGCAAATCGAACACGAAAAAGTGAGTAGTTTGTCCTGGTGAATCATTTTCTTTTACAATTTTTGGAAAGTGAGGGGTAGTACCTAACCGAATGCATGTTTGTGTGGTTTGTGTTCTGTTTAATAAAAGCATTATAACCAAATAAAAACTGTAAAATGACGAGTGGGACGTAGCTTTCACTTATGCATTCTGGCACAAGGGCCGAGTACCTGGGTGGCAAACCAGGGAACAGGACACCGAGCCAGGATTGCGTGGTGGATAGTGAACCCGCCAGTCTTCAC